CGGTAGTGATATTAGTAGTGAGCACCTGGCCAGACCCACCCCCCTGAGGTTCGCCGAATAACGTGCCATCGGCCCTACATACCAATGCACTGCCGCGTTGAAACGCTGAACGCCCTGTGCCACCGTGAGATAGTCCCAACAGCCCCAAAGCATCAGACCACGTGGCCGTCGCCTCGTCGTACACCTCCAGTCGTTTCGTGCCGATATTGATTCGATAGGCGCCATCCGGCGGATTCGTTACTGTTCCGCCAGAATTCAGCGTAGCGAGATCCACGTCGCGGGCTTTCAACTCAGCAATCAAATCAGCGTATAAGCTGGATATTGTCGGATCGTCCCAGTCAGCCACTATTAATAACCCTCGGCTTGCCAGGACGCATCGCCACTCACCCGCGTCCCGTCATTATCGAATAAAAGTATCTTGAAGCTCGCCGGATTCGGCACGTCTTCGAAGTCTACCACCGCGAAACTGCTTGTCGTCGTGCCGCGTGGTGTCGCCGTAATCGCCTCAACATCTGAGAATGCGCGAATAAAATTAACCGTCGTCCCGCCGCTATCGCCACTGTCGCACGTCGCAACGCCACCATCGTACCTTTTCTTTATATCCAGACGTACATTGAATGGCTTGACCCGCATGATGTCGTCACCATCAGCCCCGACGAAATCAAGCGCAATCTTGATATATCGGAAATCGCTTGCATAACCAGATGTCTCGCCCGCGGTAAAGTCGGTCCACGAATCACCTACCAGTTTTTTATAACTGATCGTCGGTGTCATAGCGGTCGAACCCACTATCTGCTCAGTCCGAACGTCTAACCTGATCGTTGTCCCGCCAATAACCGATCCATAATCGTACTCTTCCGAATAGCTGCCGCTGTTCGGTGTCGGCATGGGATAATGTGTATACCCTGCATTGACTTGATCGTTCGGTGATTCCCATACATTGTTATCAAAATGGTCTTGCACCGTCTCCGTGGTATTGATACAAGCTACCAAGTCGTCGGAATCCTCCGCTACATTTGTGAGTGTCCCGCCCCAGGACGTATCCCATTTTTGTATCAACACATAATCCGGCGGCTCGTCTACAGTCGCCGTTAACGACTTGACGGAACCCACATTCCCAAAGGAGTCGATACCCGTTACCCAAAAGGTATAGACGCCTGACTCGGCTAGGAAGAACGTCGCGAATGTACCCTGCCCACGCAGCGTCTCATCTGGATTGTTGTAGTCAGCCCCTCTGCGAACCTCATAGCCCGTAACTAAATAGGATCCCGGCCAGAATGAGAAGAACAATAAAACATTATTATCTATGATTCGGCTCGTTACATCTGGCGCCCTCGGTCCTTCAACTATAACGACCGCGAGAGTCGCATTTCCGCTAACCTTCCCGCTTGTATCCAGAGCCTTGATCTGAAACGTGTGCGTCCCTAAACTCAATTGCTTATAAACCAGCTCAAGCCCTTTGGTCGTCCCGATTGCCGTGGCGTCTTCCCAATTGCCCGAACCGATTCGGACAATGTATGAGTCAATGTCTATATCCGGATTGGCATCCCACTTCAACCGGATATTTTGATTCCATACCTCCGCACTAAAGCCCGTCACGTCCGCGGGTGGCGCCAGCTTGCCCAGCACCGTGTAGGTCAATGTTTTGACCGTATCGGCAGCCGCCGTTACTGCAACTGCCCACGGGCTTGCCTCTATAACAAGTTCGTCGTCGGCGTTGAAGTTCCCAAACCATTCATTTCCGCGAACCTCGCCCTCGTTGCGCCACGCACCACCGTTAACAGAGATCCGCAGACGCACACCGATTGCATTTTCCAGATCGAAGTATAGCCAGACCTGCGATATGCCCGTATGGGTCAGCAGAATTTCACTTACGCTGATACTCGCAACGGACGGCGACGGACCATAATATTCCGATGCTGCCGGCGTCCAAGTAGGATTGGTTTCAGATTCATAGTATTCGTCCACCTCATCAGTCGCAGTGAACTGGATCCTGTGCTCATTTATTGGCCGAACATCCAGGATTTTAACTTTCTTTCCCGGTGTCGTGGACGGCTCGAAAAACCACACGTAATCATAGGCTGTGTGTTGCCCATCCTGCCCTGGCAGCAGCGGCGGATTAGTGAGTAGGCGTAGCGTGCTGGTTTCTCCACTAGCCGCCGGTGTGCCCGCGCTGTAATGTGCCATCGTCCCGGCAGGCGTGCGCAACATCAACCAATGCTCGGTTCCGGATGTTAATGGCACTGCACGATCCAGCGTTACCGTGGAGACGCCATTGATCGTTGCCCCGGCGATCAGTCGGCCAGAATAGCCCCAGGACGTGAGATCGTGTGATAGGGTAACGACATCGCCACGGACAGAAACAATTCCCTCCATGTCCGTCTCCCACGTAACCCGGCGCCTGCGGTAATACTGATCTGCCGCGAGGAGGTTGGCATTTTTTGCCACTAGCGCCGAATCTGTTACGCCGATCATTTCGATCTTGGCGACGTTGCCCTGCTGCGTGACTTCCGGCACCGTTGCCCGTAACGTGGTCGGCTTATAATTGTTATCCCGGTCCAGATACGACACCTCGATCTCATCAGCTAGCGCCTCCGATATGTATCGAACCGAAAACGTACCGGCGATAATATTCGACATGCCGTACATAGCTGTGCTGGGCTGATACGCCGCATCCCAAATCACACCGAGCTTGCCGGTTGCCCATGTTGGTGCTGCTCGACCACACTGCGCGATAATTTGTAATTGTTCAGCGATCGGTTGCTGCCGGTCGAAAACAATGTCACATGTCAGCGAGTTGGCAGTACAATAGCCCGCCCAGTCGTGGATCGATTCCCAGTCCATTCGAGCCCTTGGCAGACAGGCGCCAAACATACGCCGACCATTCGCGTCTTTCTTTCCGATAGCGTGCGCCACGTACTGCCATGCTGGATTCCTTGTGCGAGTCAATCCCCATGTGCCATCTGAATTCCGCGCGGGCACACGCGACTCTATAATCCCCGACAGGGTGTCAACTACTCCGCTGATCTGATCGCTAGCCCGAATTCGCATGCCGAGACGGGTCTGCCCGGTATAGTTAGTAGTGTCTGGCTGGTAGGATTTCAGCACGGTCCATGTGAAATCCGAAATGTATCGGTCATCTATTTCAGCCTGAGAATACCGCCAGAGCCGCACCTCATACTGTCCTTTTGAAACGTATCGAGCATAGCTCCGCCTGACAGGTTTGGTGTTGTCATTCGTAAAGGTCAAATAAGTTGTCGGCACCGTGGTCGCCGGGAATGGCCCCGGATCATCACCCTGGTCTGCGAATGCGCGCCATTTCCATCTCGCATATATGTATTCAGGCATTCCCTCATAATCTGGGAGAGTAAGAATCGAATGCACTTCATTTTCGGTGTGGTCTGCGTATGTAGTGCTCCCATAATCCACTTGGATAAATTCGTATCCACCGGCGCCACCAAATGGGTCATCCACATAATTTTGATACCCAGCAGACCAGTAATGCGTATATCGCACCACTTCTGATCCATAAAACAACGGCAACCATGGTGTGGTGCCGACTTCTCGATATTGCCCGCCAAACCGTACCGTGTGGAGTTCGCTGGCTGAATCTCCAATGTGGTACAAACTACCGACGATATCCACGGCAATGCGCGTCGTGTTCTCACTACCAGTGCGAGTAATGTATCCCGTAGCATTATCGAGTACGGCATTGATCGCCAGGGTATCGACGTTCCCAGGGAACCGTTTCAGTTTCCCGGCACTGTCTGACCATTCCAGCTCGACATCGCGATAATTCCCGATCGGTGTCTCACCAATCTTTAGGCTTGATACAATAAGGTTCGATAACCCGAAATTGAAGACCATGTGAAGGTACTGATCTTCGGCACTGAATTCGGTATAGGGTTGTATCCCGAGATCAGGTACAAATTTATGTGTACCATACGCCAGTGGCATTGGCTGATATGGCCGCATCCGGTTACGCGCGCCACTGAGGTTATAGGTCGGCGACGTGCTGTCCTGTTGAGCAGTGATATCAGGACGGCGATTAGGAACCAGGGCGCTAACCAACATCGTGCCACCGACAGCCACGACACCGCCGGCGACAGCCGCCCAACCTTCACCTAATATAGCCACGCCCGCCGGTCCGGCGATCCACGCGGCTACTGCCAGCACTGCAAGGGATAATACTATCTGAAGCGGATCGGAATCCCCGCCACCCTGCATGATAGTGCGGACGGTTATCAGATCATCAGGACGGACTAGCCTAGTCAGGTCCGATACTGTAACGCCGTTGACCGCCACAATGCTCGGCACAGAATCAGTGTTGATGCCGCAACGGCCAAGAAATCGGACAAGCGTCTCGCCAGGTAAAACGATCTGCCGGCGAATGGTTCTTTCCGCAGCGGCAAGCACCGGGTGCGGGCAGTGCGTGATCTGCGCCGTCAGGTCTTCCACTGATAATACCCTTCTATTTCCAGTCCGAGTCGTTTAAGGTCGCGCGGTCGGCTACGCACCGATCCAACCCGCGCGAGCGAGTGCAAAATCCATGTCTGTCCAGCAATCAGGCATACAATGCCGAGATGCCATTTCGATCCTTCAGCGTGCGTCATCACACAGGCGCCACCATCCACCGGCTTATCTATGCGGATGCCATAATCACCCAGCAGATCACCCGCATGGTTTCTTTGGCATGTATCAACCGGCATGGTTAGCCAGCGGTCAAATTCCGTCGCCTGGATTTCTCTAGCCAGCTCGGCGCAGTTAAAATCCGAATACGTGAGACCAATATAGGAATCTGACCAGTGTTTCAAAAAATGCCCTGCGCGGTATCAGGCGTGTAGGTGTATGGCACGCCTGGCAGGTTCAAAATATCCTCGTAGCCCAAACTCGCTGAAACGGTTTGAAACGTCGCCGTAATATCCGCCAGGTCTAGCGTTTGTGACCACTCGATCACTGTCACAACATTTTGAGCATTGCGCATCCCGGCGCGAATGGTAGCACTTGCACCCTGCGCCCCATTGGATGTTTCGACCCATTGCATCAGATCACGCGTGACGTTATCGACAGCGAGCCGCGCCTTCGGCAGCCCGCTCGACATGTCATCCGGTGGGATGATCGTGAATCCCATCGCGATATAGGTATCTCCGGCATAGACGACATCTTTCGTGTCCTGCACAATACGAATAGGCGTGGCGAGATCCGGATGCGTAATTTCCAGCAGGTATATCGGAAGCGCTGCCGCTGCGGTCGAATTGACAGCCTTCGCCGCGGTAGTCGAAATATTACGCGCCATTATTCAAGCGTTTCAAGTTGTACTGTTAAAATAGTCTGCGATATCTCGCCCTGAATAACCCGCGCATCCATCTTGTACTGCCCGCCATAAATTCGGGCCGTTTTAACTTTGTTATCTACTGGATCCGTCCAGGAAAACCAGCCCGTCCGCTCAATAATTCGGATGAACCATATTTTCCATTGAGCATATTCGGCTGTCGTCAATAGAATACGAACATTGCGAATTAGTGGCGCCTTACTCAGCACGCGCGCCTGTTTTGGTGGCCCGCTTTCCATCGGCGTTCGGATTACACCAGCCGCCGGTTCCTCGGTATAGCCGTCCGCCAACACTTTGGCGTAGCTCGGCCAGGTTGCTGCGGTAGTCATCCGCCGCGCCTCAAGCCGAAGGCATTCTGCAAGCCGGACGCCATTGGCCCACCACTTTGTAAGTCCTTCAAGAACACATCCACCACGACACCATCAGCCGTTACCGTTGCACCCGTGCGCGACACTTCCTGTGGCGTTCCTTCATTCACAAGATTGACAGCAACAGGGACACTCCCGCCATTTGGCTGTATATACCCGCTAGATCCTGGCACCAGCAATTCCGGTCCATTCTCGCCAACCACATAGAACTTTCCCGGATTGACCATACCGCCCATCGCCCTCCCGCCGCCGAAAAAGTCGCCAATGCCTGACAGAAACGAATTGCCGGACCCGGACAGCCCTGAGAAAAAAGCCATTAGTAGTTTCTGCGCTAGGATCTCGGCAAGCATTCGTTTCAGCACATCACCGAAATTTTTGAGCATTCCATCCAGCCCTTCCGAGAATGGGTCGAACAGAAAGTCCGCGAACGCATCCTGCATGTTGCGTGCAGCCTGGATACCGAATTCATTTATTTCGTTTATGGCGGACTCCGCCACGGGTGCAAGGGAATCTATGGCTTCGTGGACATTCAATGTTGCCTCTTGCCATTCATCCCAGGTAATCAAGTGTTTCTTTAGCAGGTAATCCAGTCGGCGCAGTGCTTCTCGATGTTCTTCCACTGGATCAATAGAATGCTTAACTGCGTCGGCGACCTCTTCCCAGCCTTTTATATAGTCCAGATGTTCCTGCTTCACTTCCTCTTCGCTGCGCCGCACTTCCTCGTCGAAGTCTGCGAAAACATCAGTAGCCGATATCGTTGGCTTTGGCGCCCCAGGCGGTGTTCGCCCGGTGTCCGTTTCTGGAGGTATGTCCCATAGTGGTGTAATTAGAATTTCCAGCGGCCCTTTCTTCAGCCCTAAAGCATCTTGTAATTTATCTACCTTTTCCTGTTGATCCCCGATCCGCCTCAACCACTTGTTCAGTTCTAACGCTTCAACTTTTCCATTTTCCACATAGGCGCGTTTCCGCAACTTCAGCAAATCTAAGTAGGTCTGCTCTTCTTCAAGTCGCTTTTCTATTGATGGGTCTTTGAATAACCCTAAAACATTCCACTCTTGCGCACTGCGTACCAAGCGCGCCATCGTCTTGGCAATGTCCGCGAGATTCCGCCCGAATTCCTTTATACCTTCCGGGTTACTCGCTATCGAATCAACCAACCGGGAGATGTCCGGTGCCAGGTCTGCGATGGCACGGGTAAAATGGATGGAGACAATCTTTTTCAGTTTAGTCAGTTGGTCGTTTGCTGCCTCGGCTCCACGTAATGTCTCCTCCGACAGCACCAGCCCAACCTCGCGCGCTTCCCGTGCGAATGCTTCTAAAGCTCGCCGCCCTTTACTAACAAACGACACCATCCGTGGACCAACATCTTCGCCAAAAAACTGCGAAGCGATTGCCGTCTGTTCCATCGCACTACCTGCCGACTCGATGGCATCCACCACATCATAGAAAATAGATTCAGTGTCGCGAACATTGCCGGCAGCATCACGCATCTCAATACGAAGAGACTTGATCGCCTTAGCGGCAGGGCTGGTGCCATCCTTTACGAAAAGACCAAGGCGGCGCCTCAGGCGTGTCAGACCGTCAGCGAGTTGGCGTTGTGAAATGTCGAAATGTTCAGCGCCAAATGCGAGTTCCTGGAAGGATTCGACCGCGAAACCAGTTCTATCGGCGATCTTGCCAATGGCATCGGCGGTATCAAGTGAAGAGGAAACAAGGCGGGACATGCCGGACACGATAGGCGCGACGACATACTTGATCGAGCCAATCGTGATGGCAAGTTTT